CTTTGCGCCGGATGGAGCGCCGCCAGTTCGTGAAGAGTTTCGTCATATCCGCGCCGGGATAGGCGCTGTAGAAAGCATCTCCGAGCGTGAGCGAGTACATTAGTCGGACCCCCTGAGTGTGCGCCAGCGACTGTAGTAGAAAAGGTAAATTGTTGCAGTGTCGGCAATCACTTGTGAAGTGGCTCGCTGTGCTGCAAATACCCACATTGTAGAGCCGATGGGGCAGCCCCAATTTTGACAATCAATCGCAGGCGAGTTAATGGGTTGCCCTGCTACGCTATACGTATATCCATCAACGGCCTCATTCTCACGTGTAAATATCTCCAATTCATTTGCAGCAGGAGCAATAGCATGTACTGCCCCTTCGCCATACGGAATGAGTACTAAACTATCCATGTCGAGAGTACCGGCCCCACTAATTCGTGCGGCATTTATAGCGATTGCAAATGTCGCAAAGCTACTAGTATTAGGAGTGCCTCGTGTAGGAGGGATGACGATGGTACCCATCGGATAGAGATAGAAGCTGGTCGTTACCGCCCCGTCTATCACTTGGTATCCTTGTTGTGTTCGCCATGCAATCCCGCCATCATACCCATCCGCCATTTGCACGTGACACACGGTTGTGTTATTGCTTACTTTTGCCCGCAATAGTACATGGAACCGCCCGCGCTGATCAGAAGTATTGGCCGTGACATCCGAGATGATAGGGATTACACGGGCAAGCATAGTGGCGACTGCGGTGAAGGTGCACCGTGACATGTTGCCGCCCTCGGGGTTGGCTACCTGTGTTGTATCTGCATCTCTGGTGATCCCCGCAATTCCTAGGTCCCATACGGGCACGAAGTTGGCCAATGTTCCATAGCGAGTAGAGCGAAAACCAAACCACCACTCTTTCAGGGTATTGGCGGCAGTGGCAGCAGCAGCAATATTCACAACACGTGCTGGAATGTCACCCGCAATGGTCATGGGCGTTCCTGATATGGTGCCACCCAGACAGTTGGACGCATAGATAATTCCATGCGTTGCCGTCATTTCTTCCCAGAATGGTTGACGCACCAGGGATAACGCAAGTTTGCGGATAACAGAAGAGTCGTCGGTATAGGGGCTGTAGATAGATTCGCCAAAACTAAGCGCCGCTTCCCTGATGAACGCTTGTCGCGCGTTCGTCTCATTGGTCAGTTGCGCGCGCAACCATACCCCACCCGGCTCCTGTGGCCCCTCCCAGAACTCTTGCACCTGGCGCACTTTATCATCCAGGCTTTGCAGATAGCCCGCCAGTATATCATGGCTAGTAGCAGTGACTACTAGATTGAGCACGTCCGTAACGGGTGACGCATCCGGCGGGTTGCCTGCCGCGATAGCCGCTTGCCAGCCGTCCATATATTCAATGTTCAAACCCGCGCCTGTCAACAGGTTAAGCGTGCTAATCTCGGCTCCCACCGCGGTCAAGTCTGCGCGTTTCGCAAGCAAAAGTTGTACAGCCATGTTACCTCACATCATCTGATTGAGTTTGTCAAGCCGCTGCTGGCGCATGGAATTCATCACTAGGCCAGCCATAGCCTGATTACTTACAGTCACGTTCCATGAGCGCTGATCATTCAACGTGCGGGCATTGCTGTACGAGGTGGACGGGTATATTTGTGAGCCGCGAGGAAGGGCTACCATCTCTGGCCCACGTTCGCCCACGAGGCCCATACCGCCAGGATAGAATGATGTACCGTGCTGGTAGCCCTTCGGTGCCCCGCCCGCGCCAAACCCACCTGCCGCGAGTTGCGCCAGCCTGTCCGCTTTGGCCGCTGCTTCACTGGCAGCATCGCCAATCCGTGTCATGGCCGCTGCGTATTGGTCCGCCGACAAGGTGCCCGCTCCAAAGGCCTCCACCGTCTTGTAAGCCTCGATGGTGGCTGCAATCTCCGCATCACTCGCAATGCCCAACTTATCCGCCAATAGTGCTAGGGATTCCACACTTGCCCCAGAGGCCATTGCTAGGTTCCATAAACTCTCATTGTCAAATTGCATCTCCCCGAACGCGCCTGCTACAGTACGCCCAGAAGTTGCCAGCCCGTCTTGTGCTATTGTCGCGTTTTGCGTCGCTATGGTGGTAGTCTGGAGTGCCCCCGTTGCTATTCCGTATGCTATGCCAAGATCGCCAGTAGTTATCACAACCCGTTGTCCTGTTTGGTCAAGCAAACCCATATTGTCCAGCAGGCCAATGGCAGCATCCTTTGCCCCAACCATATTGAGTGCCGCCGCTCCAATGCCCCCACCGAGTTGCTTCATGCGCATGCCCCATTGGCCTGCCTCTCCCATGCCCCGATTGACCAGAGAGAGAAACCCTGCAATGGCAGGGGTAGCCTTCATGGCAATTTCGGTCTTGGTATTAGCCATCTGTGCTTCTAATTGTTCAAAGGCTAGGAGGGGATCATTTACCGAGTCACCTAGCCGCTGCATGGCCTTGGCCCCTTCCTCCATTACAGCCTGGTTGAATGCCTGTTCACGGGTTAATCCCACCGTCGCTTTTTGCAACTCCTCAATACGTTTGCGCACATTCCCGCTGCTGATTCCAAACATATCGAGACGCGGGAGAGACTGGTTAGCCAGCATCATGGCAAACGAACTAATGGCCTCGTTTGGGCCGGCCCCCATCGCGCTGCCTAACTTGGTGGCCATCTCGGTCATGCGGCCCAATTCCTCAGAGTTGTTGGCTAACCCCATCTGCATTAACAAGTTGGCATTGCTCATTAGTTCCTGCTCGGTCATCGCACCGCGCGTAGCCTCGCGCATGGCATCTAGGCGACTAGCAGCCTCAAATGCGCCACCAGAGATGTTTTCAAATGCTTTTGATGTGCGTAGTGATTGCGCGCCAAGTTTGCCTAGATTGTAGATTGCCTGTCCGGCCTGGACAACCCCGGTTTGTTGCAAGGCGCTACCCAGACCGAGCACAGACTTTATAGGCCCGTCCAATTTGCTGAGTACACCGGCCATACCTGCTACGGTCATGCCTGTCTTGCCAGCCATGCTCGTAATCGTAGCAGAAGCCTTGTCAGTTGCTTTTATGACAATCTCAATGGTATTAGCCATGTGCCGCTCTCAATCTGCGCACCATACACACGATCTCCCATTCGTCTGGGTTTTCTTTCGCCCACTGCGCCCAGTTTGTGGACCTGCGCCAGGCTCTTACAGCCTCGTAGACATTTTCAGCCGTCGCCATGCGGTACAGTTCCCCGGCTTGTTGGTCGCGCAAGCCGCCCGTCTCGGGTAACGTGCTCCACTGCCGCGCCTGCCAGGCCATTTGCAACTCTGGCGGCGGCGGCCCTTTCCCCTCTGCGCAATCCGCCGCCGCCAGAATCATTCCCCCGGCAAATTGTAGGCCGCTCTTAGCGAGTCGTCTACCTTTTGCGCCAAGTCACGGACAATGGCGGGTTTCAGTTCGCCAACTACGCCTTCATCAAGGCCACTGAGCCAGCCGGCCCGGATAGCCGCGCGTACACTTACACCTGTGGCCTCTGGCCCGCTGAGTTGTGCTGGTGCCTGTCTCATTCGCAGTTCCCGCGCAAACTCCTGGAAGACCTGCAAGAACTCAGGCGTACCAGGTTTCAAACCCGCACTGCGCACAGATTGCAACAGTTCAACCAGTTGTGCCGCCAGTTGTGTGGCTGGCACCTCTAGGCAACCCGCCTCAATTTCCCGGCGTGCCTTGAAAAAAGCTTCTATGTCACGTTGGCGTAGATCGCTTTTGAGTGTGTAATCAGCCATGTTATGTCGTCGTGATCGTGAAGCACACTTCGCCGCTTGGCACTATCTCTGCCGTTACCGCGATGGCCTTGGGATCGCTAGGGTCAAGCGTCCAGTTCAACGACTGAATACGGAAGTTGCCATAGTAGTGATCTACCCCAATCACATCATTGGGGATGAATACATGGACAGTCCGTAACCCTGGTGTGGCGGCAAAGTACCAGTCGCGCAGGATTTGAAAGCCAGTGTTGGTTGTGCGGTCGTAGGTGACATTGTAAGTCCAGGCCGTATCCTTCCCGCACTCCAATCTTTGAGGCCACTTGTCCCCAAAGACACGATGGTCGCCAATCATGTGCGTCCAGCTCATGGCCACGCTATTGGTGCTGCCGCTGATGTCCCGTAATACTCCCGTGGCATCTTGCATGGTGGTTTCCACATCACACGCATTGTTTGCCGTCGTACTTGTTGCCATTTTCTAAACCTCCCCTGAAACTCAGGATACTAGCCGCATCAGCCCCGAGGGGCTGGCACGGTCAACCACTTTCTAACCTCAGTCTTCCAGCCTTCGATTGTCGCTTGGCTGGTCTTCATAAGTGCCACCAGTTCTTTCGTATCTGCTGTCAGTAGGTCGGCGGCTGTAATAATGTCCACTTTCGCCAATCGCGCCGCTCGCCGTTTCCATTCTGGAAAGATGTCTAGCGGTGGGGCGGTTGTCTCGGCTATATCATCCCCTGCCAGCAGGATTGAGATACTTTGCTCTGGCAACCAATCCAGTGTGTCTAAAGTGCCAGCGTAGATTATGCCCTGGCCTTTATCTAGGTTTCTCAGAACACGGTAGAGTTTTGCCATGTCAGTACACCCAGATAATGAACGTAAAACGCGCCATGAGATAGTCAGCGGAAGCATACTTGACAACCGCTCGCTGAATTGCCACGCCGAATGCCTTGATGTCTGCCTCTCCGAAATACGGCTTTTCATTCTGTGTCTCTATCTTGTCAATAAGCGTGTCAACCATATCTACCAGCGCCTTATTGCCCTGGCCGATGTGCGCCAGTTGGCTAACATACACGTCAGCGTGAATCGTGATAGGTTTGTAACGCAATCCGCCTTTGAAAGCGCTGCGGTCAGTGCGGCCTTCCGGGTCAATTCCCAGGCTTTCAAAGTACACTTGTAGCAAGGGCAGATCGCCCGCATTAATCCCCTCGGTTAACTCATCATAAGATTGGTGGCGCACAATTCCCGTGCCTGTGCTCAGCGTCGTTTCCACTGCGTCACAAATCTCGGCTATCGTGACTGCCATTACTCGTTAGCCTCCTTGACTATGCCTTCTACCCCTCGCTTTAGTAACTCCACTATCTTGGCTTTATTCTGGTCAAATGCTCGCTGTAAATAATGAATGGCCTTGATTCCACGCCGGGAGATAGCCCGCGCCACCAGAAAAGCGGACGTGCCATGCCGTCGCGCCCAGACTTCCAGTGCTGCCACGGGTGGCCAGAACGGAGCAGTACCCAACTCCTGGAAAGGCGCATAACTGACATTGCTTCCCACAACCCCTTCTAATGCCATTTCTCGCTGTACCACTTCTGGCATGATGCTTGCTCTTAATCGGCCCGTGTCCACAGGTGCGAATATCTTGGCATCTCGCGTAACCGCCAAAGTGGCCGCTTTCATAGCGTCTTCTAATCCAGGCCCCCGCAGTTGTGCCGCTGCCCGTTGGAGGTTGGCTTGCGTTTCGTCAAGCCCTGTCGTTTCCACGTCTATTAGATCGCTCATCTTGTCCCCAATGCCAATTTCTTGTAGCGTCCCATGTCCAGAATCCGCGCTATGTCCGGGTCAAGTGCTTTCGTGTACATCAGCGTGCCCGAGTCAGGTGAACCTATGCTGTCGGTCATGGCGCTTTGCAATCGCTTGTACCAGCGCGCCGCCTGCATAATGTTCGCCTCTAGAATGTCAGGAGGCACCGTGTCAGAGTAGCCCCACCTGGCTGTCACTTGTACGGTTGGCGTCATCCGCCCGCCTTGGCGATATGGTGTCAGGCCATCTCCTTGCGGAGGGAAGTAAGACGCTCTAGTGCCATAACCGCCGGAGGTGAACACGGCATAGTCCCCACCTGGCTCAATCATGATCGCCGTGTAGGGCAGATCGTTAAAGTTCGGGAAAGTATGGCTGCCTGAATAAGCCATCCAATCTGTAGGGGTCCAAGAGGTGTATGTGGTATCAGTTACGCTATCCTTAACGGCTACAAGAGTGATTTCTACGCAAGGGTCAATCCGCTGGTACTGTAAGCCGCTGCCAGGGAATGCGCGCGCCGTAGCCGTGACTGCCGCGATGAAGTATTGGAACCCTGGCCTGTACACGCCGCACGCGCGGTCAATGTTTGTCGCCGCGGCATCAAGCAGGCGTGCTAGAGTTAAGTCATCAGTCGTGGCGTCTAAGTTCATTTCTGCCCGCAGTTCCTTGACGGTAGCATAAGCGGCCCGCGTCTCTCCCCGGCGCGCATCAGATTTAGCCCCTTCCCCTGGCACCGCACCCCAGTAGCACGTTTTGTACCAGGTGGCGCTAGTACCATCCAGGTCGGTATACTCATACGAGACGGTAGCGGCCACAAGCGTTATAGTGCCATCAAGGGTAGTAAAGGTCCCCGTTTCCGAGACATCGGTATAGACCCGGATAACGGTATAGCCTGCCGCCATGACGGCGCTCACATCTGAAACTGTCACGAATAAACGTATCATCTTACAACTCCGTTGCGTGCCCTATCTGTGGCACAAGAGCGGGTGTGCTTCTGTCATCGGCCATCAGCACTTCCCCGACCTCTAACCCTGGCACTAGATTATCTCCTGCTTGTATGGCCGGCATCAATCCTACACCGGCTAATGGTTGTGGTCTCAGGCCGAGAGCATCTCGAATCGTGGCCCCGATGCTGCGGGGAGTCAGTTGCTTGGTAAGAATGCCCGCACCAGACCAGGCCCCCGCCAGTGCCTTCGTAGTCTTGCGCGCAAGCGTGCCCGCGCCTATCCAGGCCCCCGCGAGCGCCTTTCCGGTTTTCCTAGTCAGTGCCCCGATGAAAGTTAAAGTTCCTACCAGCCCCTTGCCCGTCTTCCGCGCCAGGGTACCAGTAAATGTGACCGCGCCTGCCAATGCTTTACTTATCGTATGCACAAGCACCCCAGCAAAGGTGAGAGTTCCAGCCAGCGCCCGCTTTGTCATCCTGGCAAGCATGCCTGTTGGGGCAAAGGTTCCGACTAATGCCTTACCTGCTTTTCGGGTCAGGTTTCCAGCAGTTGTGAGCGTTCCAGCCAATGCCTTGAGCGCCCTGCCACCAAGTGCACCTGCTATTGTCAAAGTTCCTGCTAATGCCCGCGCTATCCTTTTTGTCAGCACCCCAGCAGGCGTTAAAGCTCCATTCAGCGCTTTGAGTGTCTTGCCCTTGAGATTTCCCGCAAAGGTGATAGTTCCGGCCAATAACTTTGCAAGTATCGCCGCCAGATTCCCCGCAAATGTTATCATTCCTGCGAGCGCCCGCGCAGTCCTCTTTGTCAACGTGCCAGCAGGTGCCAAAACCCCTACCAACGATTTGAGCGCTTTGCCTGCCAATGCTCCAGCGAATGTGATAGTTCCGGCCAATGGCTTGCCCGCTCTCCTGACAAATGCTCCCGCTGATGTGAAACTGCCCGCCAGCGCCTTGCCTGCCCTCCCTGTTAGCGCGCCTGCCAATGTTAAGGTTCCAGCTGTGGAGCGTGTATATTGTCCTCCCCCGATTGCCCCTCCATCATTATTCGCTCTGTAATGGTCGAGATAAACTGTGCCGCTGGGAGTCCCATCAGCAACACCCCACCCAAAATGCACATGAGTGAACGCTCTCGTGCCAGAATCCCAGTTACTGTACGTTTCCTGAAAAACATCGTCAATCCACAGGCTAAAATACCCCGTGTTGTCCTGGCACAGGAAATCAACCTCAACCCAATGTGGCCCATCCGATATATCATAGTTGGCTGTAAATCTTAATGTCCCCCCATCTGTCCATCCCCCAGCCGATATGTTGTATCCGTCAACATAGCCCAACCAGACGAGCCCCACCAGAACAGCGCCGTTATCTAGTTGGATCAGCCAGAA